GTTTAGTCGATTCAATTATTTATCAGTTGCTGGCCGGTAAATCAAAACGGCTGCAAATTAACGGCAGTAACATACCGGCGGCAATGGTTGATAGTTTAGTATTTCCGTTCCTTGCCTTTGGTGGTTCGCATCCCTGGATTGTGCTGGGCCAATTTACAGCAAAGATATTGGGCGGTCTAGTATGGGGGGAGGTATTGCGAATGAATACAAAATAATTTATAATACCTTGTCTTGTCTTTTATTGCTGTCCATCCTACCCTTTACCCGTTAACCATTTGGTTAGCGGGTATTTTTATTGTACAATGACAATCTCTCAAAATTGCAAGGAAGCCCGTAACGGCAACGGGCTTTTTTGTTGCCAACCAATATTAACCAATTTGTTATAAATGCTTGACAATTGTATATACAATGTATATACTACTTGTATCGATTGAGTAGACAAATAACAACAAAGGAAACGGACAATGGCAAGCAGATTCAAGGCAATGATGAAAGACAAAAAGCAACTAAAAAACCTATTAGCAGAAAAGAGCGCTGTTTTTAACTGGGACCAAGTGATTGACCAGCCCCTGACTTGCTTGAATGGCAAATGGACATTGAGTGGCGTAGATTCAAACGGGCTGTATTGGGAAACTGAGAGCTTTGAGGCTGATAGTCTGCAAATTGCCAGGGTAGAAGCAATTGAGCATCTGGAGAATAACTAATGGCAAAAACAAACCTGATTGTCAGAATTGACGACGAGCTAAAAGCCAACTTCAAACAGTTGGCCCAAAACCATAACCGCACAATGACCGGCATGGTTAAACATTTAATTATTAGCGAATTAGACAAAGGACAACAGACAACGAAATTCAAAATGGAACAAGACAAATTAGAAAACGTAATCCGCAAATTCAACAACGATGTAGACCCAAGCGCAGATGATGAGACTATTAAGGCTGAATTGCTCGCAGATTGGTACAATGCTGATGAGCACCAAGAATGGTTGAATGATGCTGACGTTGATGATATTGTTGATTGGCTTGCAAGTTACTATAACTAAATAGAATAACAACCTCCTCCCAAAGCCCGCCTAACAAGCGGGCTTTTTTGTTGCCAACCAAGTTCAACCAATATGTTATAAATGCTTGACATCGTCATGACGATGTACTATAATACTTGTATTGATTGAGCGGAATTAACCGCTCGACTTAACCGCCGGAAGGCAAGGGGTACACCATGACCAACTTAACCAGCACACCACAATCCGAACCTCAGATGCGCTTTAATGGCGGTTTTCACAACGGCGCTGACGATTTACGAAAAGAGCGCGGCAATAAGTGGGCTGGTCAGGAACACTTTGATAGTGTGTACCGAACCGGTTATTTAATCGGTTATGCAACTGCCCAGCGCGGCGAATCAACAGAAACCTCTTTCGAGGCATGGTCAGCATCAAAATTCTGGGGTGATGTTTAATCAACCTTCAAGGCCTCGCCGGTGGCATCATAACCGGCAACGGGACTAACAATGGCAAAAATAGAGATACGGATTGACGACGAGCTAAAAGCCAACTTTAAGCAATTGGCCAAAAGCCAGAACCGCACAATGAGCGGCATGGTTAAACATTTGATGGCTGAGGCGATAAAGAAAGCGTCAACAGACCAACTAATCGACAAAGCACTAGACGGCCGCCAAGAGTTGTGGTCAAGGATGAGTACGAAATGAATTACACAGTAATAGCAAAAAGCGGATGGAGTGGAGATAGCTGGCGATTACGCAGACGATTAGAGGATAAATCAACGGCGCAACATTTTGTATATGAAAATAAATCTACCTTGGCTCATGACAAAGATCATCATATGGCGATAATGGCCCATCGAAAAAGCCTCTTGGAATTGGTGGACCACGAGACAGGCGTGATAACATTCTCGAACGGCACTCGCGCAACGTGGGAAAACATCTAAAACTTAACAACCTCCTCCCAAAGCCCGCCTAACAAGCGGGCTTTTTTGTTGCCTTGACAATTATGTTATAATGGAAAAGTATAATACTTTACAGGTATATTACGAGTAGCTAATAATTAAAGGGGCATTAAATGATTTACTTTTGGCAAAGATTGAGTTTTATGGCACCCAAGACATTAGTTTACTTTTGCGCTATTAGGCTAATCGCTCATGCCACATCTGGCAAACACGGTAGAGACGTAGGCATTTCTGGTATGGATGCTGTTAAGATATGGATGGACGATTACGCGATTGAGTAGGTTCTTGTCAGATATAATAAATGTAATTAAAGGGGCATTAAATGGAATTGTCAGTAGAAACTTTTGACTATGTTGCGGCAGCCGGATGGCTAGTAAGTTTGTTCGTTGGGGTGGGCGGTGTTACTCGTGTTGTTAGTTGGATTAAGTCTCAATCGAATGTTAGCGGCCGATTGGCAATTGTTCTGACTGTTGCCGTTAGTACATTTTATGCCATAGTTTTAGCAGTTGCTCAGGGACAATTGCAACCTGAAATGTTAGCCGCTGATCATATTGTGAATACGTTTATTATGGTGTTCGCACTTAGTCAGGCTGAATATTTGCGGGTTAAGAATAGTGACGACTAAGGCTAAAATGCAAAAGCTAATTGATTCTTTTATCTTCCGTGTTAAAGTGTATTTTTCATGGATAAATGACTTGCCTCCGGTTAAGGGCAAGAGATGGCATAAATGGATAAACGGCCTATAGGATGACAAAGGCAACCTTTAACGCTTCGATACCTCCTATCATGTCAGGCATAAAAACCGGTGGTGATGGTATGCGAGTGCAATTTGATATACCCGAGATAGACATCGGCGAGGGTGCAAAGTTGTTGCTGATGCGCGGTAAGCGGCTAATTGTTACTGTCGAGACGGTAGAAAATGATAATTATGGTGGTCGTTTGAAATGAGTAAATATTCACCGGAAGTCAAAGCGGCGGTTATGGCGGCTCTTCTTACTGGTCAATCTATATCGTCGGTCGCCAAAGAGTACGATATACCAAAAGGCACAGTCAGCTCATGGAAAAATAAGAAGGGGTCGGTAAAAAAAGCGACCCAAAAAAAGGCCGATGAGATAGGTGTATTGTTGATAGACGTTTTATTCACCAACTTAGAAGCCATAAAAGCGCAATCAGAATTTACAAAAGACGTGCAATGGCTAAAAAAACAAACGGCATCCGATTTAGCCGTTTTGTATGGCGTTATGACAGATAAGTCAATTAGATTACTTGAGGCTATGTCAAATGCAGCCATTGATTAAAATCCCCAAAGTAAGCACTGGTTTATTCTCGTTTGGTGACGCTATTCAAAATAATAGCGTACCTCTATGGCTACCCAACCCTGACAACGAAGCAGGACTACCCAACCCTCAAAGATTAGCAGTTGAATCAAAGGCCGATATTCTAGGTTATGGCGGCGCGGCTGGTGGTGGTAAAACTGATTTAGGTTTAGGGTTGGCAGCAATGCACCATAAAAAAAGCGTTATCCTTAGACGTGTATTTAAAAATTTGAGAGAGACAATCGAGCGGTCGAGAGAGATATTTGAACCAGAACAAACCGATCGCAAGTATTCATTTAACGAATCATTACACCGTTGGCGGTTATCAGGGGGTAGACAAGTTGAGTTTGAATCATGCCAGCATGAGAAAAACAAAAGCGACCAAAGAGGGCGACCACGTGATTTGTACGTATTCGACGAAGTGACAGAATTTAGCAAGTCGCAATTTCAATTTATCATAGGCTGGAACCGGTCCACAATTCAGGGTCAGCGATGCCGTGTTGTGATGACATTTAATCCACCGGTTGATGATAGCGGTTCATGGGTTATAGATTACTTTATGCCCTGGATTGCCTTTCTGTTCCCTGACCAGTACAGCCACCCTAATCCCGCTGCTCCTGGTGAATTGCGATGGTTCGCAACCATAGACGGCAATGAAACCGAAGTGCAAAGCGGCGACCCATTGACGACAGAGCAGGGCGAGACAATCAAGCCATTAAGCAGGACATTTATACCGGCCAAACTTGATGACAATCCGCATCTAGCTAACACAAATTATAGAAGCGTATTGAACGCCATGCCTGAACCGTTGCGTTCTCAATTGCTATATGGAAACTTTGCAGCTTCAGCAACGGCAAACCCCTGGCAAGTTATCCCCACCGCTTGGGTCAAGCTGGCCCAACAACGTTGGTTAAACATGGAAAAGCCAAGTACACCCTTAAGCGGCGTTGGCGTTGACGTTGCAAGAGGCGGGCGTGATAAGCTAGTCATATCAAAACGTTACGGCGCATGGTTCGCACCTGTTACGGCCGTTCCAGGCGTTGAAGTTGAAGATGGCCCCAAAGCAGCGGCTATAATTGCCAATGACCTTGAGAATGAGCGGGGGGTGGTCGGTTATATCAACATTGACGTGATAGGCGTTGGTACGTCATGCTACGATAGCTCAAAGGCTATGTGGCCTGGAATAGCAAACGCTGTCAATGCTTCTAAAAAGTCAACGTATGCGGTAAAAGAACGGCGCAATAGCCAGCCAATACTAACCATGAGGAACATGAGGGCAGAGTATCATTGGCGGCTACGTGAAGCGTTGGACCCCTCAACCGGTTCGGGGTTGGCACTTCCACCAGGTAATGAAATAGTATCTGATTTGTGTGCAGCTCAGTACACGCCAGCGGCCGGTGGTGTGATTCAGATAGAATCAAAAGATAAAATTAAGGCAAGGTTGGGTCGTTCGCCAGATGTTGGCGAGGCTATCATGTTAGCATGGCTACAACCTGAAACGGGAATAGATTGGTCCTCGATTGACGGACTAGGCACGATAGACGATTATGATAGCGTTTGGAGCTGATTATGTTTGCACCTACTAAAAACGGACAGAAAGAGAAAGAGGCCGAACCATTTGAAGAAATGGGTTCAGCAGGAATCGAAGCATACGGTGGCTATATTCAAGAGGCATATAACACGCGCCTATTTTGGCCCGATGTTTACGACATTTATAGTCGATTGCTAAGGTCGGACCCTGAAACTGTTATTAGTTCAGGTCATTTCAGGTCATGGGCTGGAAGTCAAACATCGCGGTACGAGTTGCCAACAGACGCGACCCCAGGCGACCAAAGAATAAACATCTTTTTAAATGAGGTTATAGACGACATTGAAGGCGGACAGCGTCCGTTTTGGGAAACTGTCGTCGATACGGCTTTTTGGGGCTGGTCATTGTTTGAAATTGTCGCCGGTGTTCGTTCACCTAACTGGTCAGCACCAGATGAAAACGACCCCTGGAAAAGTCAATACAGCGATGGCTTAATTGGTGTTCGTCGCCTTGCCTTCCGCGATCATTCATCATTTGATTCATGGGAACTTGACGACAAAACAGGTCGGGTATTAGGACTATGGCAGCAAGACAGCCCGCATCCTCGCATACTGTTGCCGGCCGAACGTTGTATACATTTGACTTTTGGCGACCCTAACAACCCTGAAGGATTAAGCCCATTAGAGGCATTATGGCGGTTAGAGCGCCACTATTTTGCTTTACAGCTGATACAGGGAATGGGCTTTGAACACAGCGCGGGCCATGTAAAGTTTATCGTTAAAGACGAGTTGGACAGCACAGCAAAGGCGACAATTAGACGCGCAGCACGTCAAGTCATGACAGCGCAAGAGGGAAACTATATCACTGAGATTGAGGATAAGTTTACGGCTGATATTATGGACATCTCGTTTTCTTCAGCCGGTGACATCTTAGAAGCTATCAAATATTACAGCACTCTCAAGTTACAACTATTCGGTATGCAATGGGTAGCACTTAGCGCCACAACGGGCAGCGGTTCGTTTGCGGCTATGGAAGATAGTTCGACGATGGCACTCTTGGCTTATAACAACATGATGAAATCATTTGCTGATAGAGTTGGTCAGCAACTATGGGATTATTTAGCCAAAGCCAACCCCCAACTATTCAGCCAAGCCAGCACAAAACACAAGTTAGTTATCACGCCAATTGATAAAGTTATCAACCTGACAGAATTAGCACAATTTACTTCGCAAATATTCCCATTGATTGACGTTGGCGACGAGGATGTTTTGGCATTGCGGCGCAAGTCGGGGTTTATGCCTGAAACGTTGCCGGAAGAAGTGACGGAAGTTGAAGAGATTGAACCAGACGAGGATAACGAACTAACAGCAAAGATTGATCTTTTGATGAACCTTGTCACTGATATGAAAGACAGTAAAGATAAGTATGATTTAATGGTCGCCGAACTTGCAGCCGCTGAAAAGTTTAAATACAGCGGTCCACCTCCAATAGACATTGCAAAAGACAAAGCCAAACCGTTGGACGACCCAGGTGAGATTGCCCAACTATTGGCAGACGTTGAAGCGTTTGCTAAAAAGAACGGGCTGAACCTTGACCAGTTTTTGAACGCGAAATCTACTGAACCGGTTAAAGACGACGACGACGATACAGAATTGTCAATCATGGAACGGGTAACAGGCAAGATAACCGAACTGGTGCAAAGTATTAAACCGGCACCCGTTCATATCCACACACCGCAGCAAACAACGATAATCGAACCCCCAATGGTCAACATCGATCAGCCTGATATAAACTTAACATTACCTAAACAGGACCAGCCCGAGATAAACGTCATTGTACCTGAACAGCTACCGCCAATAGTCAATATGCCCAAGCGTGGCAAGGTGACAGAGACAACGACGATTAACAGAGATCCTGAGACTGAATTGGTAGAATCGACAGTTACGACATACGAAGAGGAAGAATAATGGCTGATAATGTTACAACTGTAGGCGGGCAAGGTGGAAGCAGTCCACCACCAGCAACAGTTATAAAAACAACCGACGATGGCACGGCGCATATACAACACATTGCAATAGACGAAACCACTATCAAAGCCGTATCAACTGCCAACAGCAGCACGTCAACATTGACAGCGGCAGCCACCTTCACGGGAACGGCCGAAGATGTCAGCCAGTATTCAATCATAACATTAGCCGCCGATAGTGACGTATCAGGAACGGTCAGAATGGAATTGTCTCAAAACGGGACTAATTGGGACAGGGCCAAAGTAGTCCCGTTGGATATAACAATTGGCTCAGGGTCTGTCCATACATTAGAGGTTGTCACTCAATATTACAGAACCGTATACATAAACGGTGCTTCTGACCAGGGCCATTTTAGAATACAAACTATTTATCATAAATTCAAAAGCGGATTTTTAACGTCGAGCCCTGACCAGAAAATAAGTAAAATTGATGATGTACAATTGTCCAGAACAGTTAACGACCCATTCATTGATATCAGTAGGGGTTTATATGCCGATAAATTCGCTATACATAAATTCGGTGCAAATGAATCAAGCCCATCGGGAACTCGTCGAGATATATGGTGGAACGGTTCAACGACGGCGGGTGATATTGATTATCCCTGGCCGACAACGACCGAGACCGTGTCTCTGGTTTCGTCGTCAACGGCTGATGATGCAACTCCAACAAGTAGCAC